AACAAGGAAGACGGTAATTGGTGGAATATCAATGGCTCCGTTTGGGTAGACAACTACATCAAGTGGAGACAGAACAACCCTGACTGGAAGATTTGGACAACTCCGCAAGGTGTACGTGCCATCGAGTTGGAGTTGAATCCAGTCATCGCAGGCGTGCCAGTGAAGATGTTCATTGACAGAATCTTTGAGGTTAACGGACAACTTGTGATTGTCGACCTTAAGACTTCACGTGCACGACCAACCTCCGACCTTCAGTTAGGCTTCTACAAAGTAGGAGTCGAACAGATGCTAGGAGTACCAGTCAATCTAGGAAACTACTGGATGTCTCGTGAATCGGGGACAGGAGAAATGATTGACCTAAGTAGATATACCTTGGACACCCTTGAATACTTTGTTGATGGCTTTGACAAAGCACGCAAGGCTGGTATATTTCTACCGAACCTACAATCGTGCAGTTTCTGTGGCTTAAAAGAACACTGCCAATTCACTAAGAAGGAATACAAATGACAAACGAAGACTGGAAACTACAAGTTTCTATGCAAATACTGCTGATGAACTCAGCGTACTGCTCGAAGGTATCGGTGACTACTCAACGCAGATTTCTGCAGTGAGCAAGAAGATAGCAGGTGCTTACACTGTAGCCCCTTTATCGACGCCGAGTTCCACAGCAAGCACAACGCAACCTGGATTCTTAACTCAAACCCAGGCGGACAATCCATTCGGTGGGGCACCAGTACAAACCCCACCGCCCGCATCGGCGCATCCAACAACGCCAACGTGCGTACACGGCGCGAGAATCTTCCGACAGGGAGTGAGCAAGACAACTGGGAAGCCTTACGCTTTCTGGGCGTGCCCGACTCCACAGGGTACTCCAGACCAATGTAAGCCAGTAAACTAAATAAGAATTATAAGTGGGGTAGTTAATCGGGGAAGGTGACTGCCCCACTTATAACATTAGACAGGAGAAGTCAATGAGAACTTTAGTAAGAAGTGTCGGTAGGTCCGACATCGGTGGTGAACCACTGCCAAGTTGTTTCAAAACATTTGATAACAATAAGATTATCTTTCGTAGAGCAGAAGTCTCTATGCTTGCAGGTGTACCAGGGGTCGGAAAGTCCACTCTGGCACTGGCTTTAGCCCTTCGTATGCACGTTCCCACTCTGTACATTTCAGCAGATACGAACGCACACACTATGGCTATGCGCCTAGCGTCAATGATTAGCGGTAAGAATCAGACAGACGTTGAGCACCTAATGAATACTGATACTGGTTGGACTAAGGCTGTGCTCAATAGAGCAAGCCATATCGTCTGGTCATTTGAATCTTCACCTACGCTACAGGATATCCTCGAAGAAGTAGAAGCCTTTGAGGAACTCTGGGGTGTACCACCTGAGGCTATATTCGTGGACAACCTAATGGATATAGCAACAGATGGTGGTGAAGAGTTCGCATCTATGCGTGCCATTATGAAGGAGTTAAAGTATCTTGCTCGTGCAACTAATGCTGGGATTATTATTCTACATCATACTTCTGAAGGCGTTCTGGGCAATCCTTGTCAGCCCCGCTCTGCTCTCCAAGGCAAGGTGGCTCAACTCCCCGCGCTTATCTGTACTCTTGGCATTGTCGGTACTTCTATGGCTATTGCTCCAGTAAAGAACAGATATGGGCGTGCTGATGCCAATGCTAACCTAACTTGTTGGCTATCATTTAACCCTGAGTATATGTACGTCGAAGACATACCAGAGAATGGATAAGAAATGATTAGAGAAGAAGAAGATGATGTAACACAGGAGACTCGTGCTCTTGTAGTACTTAAGATTAAAGAAGAGACTGAGAAGTTGATTCAGAAGATTGAAGCAGCAAAGGTTCCCATCACTGATGAGTGGACTGATGGACTCAACGCTGGTCTATCGTGGGCACAACGTATCTTGCGTAAGGATAAGAGTGCTTCGTGACCGTTTACACTAAGCGAGAACAAGAACTAATGGCGCAAGCCTTTGATGAAGGATTAAAAAAAGGTCACGAACACGCAGAATCTTATTGGCGATTTAAGATAGCGGAAGAACAAACCATTGAGAGGGAACTCGATGGCAAACCCTAATGGGCGTAAGGGTTCAGGGTATGAGACTGGCACTATGAAGTGGTTGCGTGAGCAAGTCGGTGTGCTAGTCGAACGTCTAACTAAGGCTGGTGCTAAAGATGAAGGTGACCTAGTTGCTACCATCGCAGGAAAGAATTACATACTTGAACTTAAGAATGTAAAGAAGATAGACTTGCCACAGTTCTGGCGAGAGGCACAAGTAGAAGCAGTTAACTATGCAAAGGCACGCAACTTACCAGAAGTTCCGTTGCACTATGTAATAGTCAAGCGTCGCAACGCAGGCATAGATAAGTCCTGGGTAGTGCAAGACCTTGAGCAGTGGGTAAAGGAGAAGACAGGTGATAAAGATTGACAATGACTTGCCAAGCATCGCAGATGTCTTGCGTCACTATGGTGCGAACCTTAGACAAGGACACGGGCAAGTCAATCTCAAGTGCCCGTTCCATTCAGATACGCACCAATCAGGTTCAGCGAACCTCGATAAGAATATCTTTATATGCTTTGCCTGTGGCGTTCAGGGCAACAGTTTACAAATCATAAGTCAACAGGAGGGAATAAATATCAATGAAGCAAGGACATTTGCAGAAGGAATTACTGGGCAAAGCCACCAAGAAGTACGCGGAAAGTATTCATCTGGCATCCGATTACCTCGCAAGCAGAGGAATCAGTCAGGAAGTAGCACGTCTGGCATCATTAGGCGTAGTCTCGGAACCTGAGGTTGGACACGAACAGTACTCAGGTAGGTTAGCAATACCCTACGTAACTAAGACAGGTGTAGTAGACTTACGTTTCAGAAGCCTTAACCCCGCAGTTGAACCTAAGTATATGGGTATGACTGGTGCTGAAACTAGAATGTACAACGTGCTTGACATTGAACAAGCAGGAGATTTCATAGGGGTGTGTGAAGGTGAACTCGATACCATTACTCTCAGTTATTGTGTTGGCATTCCTTGCATTGGTGTACCTGGAGCGAACTCCTGGAAGAGACACTACACACGATTGCTTGCAGACTTTGAAAGAGTATTCATCTTCGCAGATGGTGACCAACCAGGCACAGAGTTCGCCCGCAGTCTTGCCCGCGAACTTCCAGTTACTATCGTCCAACTCCCTGAAGGGGAAGACGTTAATTCAATGTTTGTGCAAGCAGGCGCAGGATACTTCCACGAGAAACTGGATATTTAACTTTGGACTTTGACCCTAACGAACCACCTGAATCATACTGCCACGAGTGTGATAGACAGTTTAATAATTCATTTGAACTTGTCGACCACACTATGGAAGATGATGAAGAGTTCGACCCGTACTACATACTACCTAATGGTATGAAGTTATTGTTGGGGTCACTACTTAGGTTTATGTACAAGCATTCGAAAGAACCAGAACAGATTGAACTTATCACTCAGTCTACATACATCACGCTATTTGCAGCGGAGATGGGCTTCGATATGATTGACGAATTAGTAGAGGATATGGTGGTTAAGTCTGCTATGCAGGACTTAGACGCTAACATTGAGAAGTTACTATCAAAGGATAAAGATGAAGAAGGCGGAGCGTGAAGAGATATGGCTGATTATAACCCACTTGGCAGAACTGGGGCTGAACGTCAAGAGTTACTCAGTGCAGGAAGAGATGCTGTCAGTGACCATTCACGTACCGATACTAACTGGGCAGAGTTTGAACTCAATGTCAGAGATGTAATGCAAGAACTTGGTGACCTGCTCATCAAGAAGCATCGTGACTACGGACCAAAGAACATTAGCAACTCACCTTATGGTGCAACCAACGGGCTAGTGGTACGTATGTGGGACAAGATTGCACGCATCGTTAACCTGACTAAGCAAGGCAACATCACTGCTGAGAACGAACCACTTGAGGATTCCTTCAAGGACATAGCAAACTATGGTATAATTGGGCTATTGGTATTGCGAGGAAAGTGGGATAAATGAAAGAGCAGGAACTATTCGACTGGCTTAAGGCAGAGAAGTTCCCCGACCTCGTTCACTCCCCCGAAGTTTATGATGGCTTCGATTGTATCTCCGAAGAAGCAAAACTATTTATAGAATTAAAGTGTCGACGTACGCACTACGATAACCTACTGATTGAGAAGATGAAGTATGACTTCCTTCTCGAAGAGTCTGCTAAGTTGGGGCTTGCCCCTTGGTATGTGAACTCCACACCTGATGGTATCTGGGCATTCCCTTTGCTCGACCTGATTATTATTGAGTGGAAAGAGAAGTGGCTACCATCTACCACTGAGTTTGCCAATAAGAACAACAAGATGAAGATGGTTGGATTCATTCCTGTTGACAAAGGGTTCAAGATTATATGATTGAGTGGGCACGCATTGAGCGTTGGGATTATGTCGTGGACTCTGTTGCATCTGAGTACCACCGCAAGTTTGAGATAGACCTAGAAGATATCAAGCAAGAGTTGTATCAGTGGTTCATCACTCATCCTAATAAGTTGAATGAGTGGGAAGCAATCGGTGAGAAGGATGCAAAGAATCTTATCTATCGTAGCCTACGCAACCAAGCATTAGATTACTGCCAGCATTGGAAGGCTAAGTCAGGTGGCTATGAAACCTCTGACCTGTTCTACTATGAAGCAGATATGGTTGAGGCACTGTTGCCCTCTGTCTTGCGTGGTGAATTCAATATCACTGCACAGTTAAACCTTGGCAGACCAGGTAAGCCTAGTGCACCCAATGAAGGTGGCAACCTAATGGCTATGATGATTGAGGTTGACTTCGGATTCTGGAAGTTAAGCAAAGACGATAGGAAGTTATTGTTCCTACGCTATGCAGAAGCAATGGACTTCGGTGCTATCGCAGAAGAGATGGAGTTAGGTAGTGAAGACACTGCCCGTATGCGACACAAGCGTGCCATCCGTAAACTCATCAATAAGATTGGTGGCTTCAAGCCATATCAGGATTTAGATTCACCAGTGGAAGAACACTCTGAATCACCTGAATAGTAGGGCAAGGGTAAGCATCAACCTCACACTCCACGCACCAATCATAAGCATCTTCAAATATAGGCTTATGTAATCTAGCCACTTTCCATAGTGCTTCAAATACTAATGGCTCGTGCCCGAACTCAATAGACTTGAGCAATTCATCGTGAGTCATTTGAGTTTGTTCGCAATCGTGGCTAGGTTAGCAGCAATACATTGCAGTACTAATATATATCGTAAGCCAGCGTATTCAAACTGATGGCTCTCCGAATCACACAGTCTACATCTCATTGCTCTTCCTTGCTATCGTAGTCAACCTCACCTGAATCAACCCACAATCCTTCAGGGTAATTCTGTATCAACTCTGAGTGATACAATTCAATTACTTCTTTCCAACTCTGTAGTTGTATTGGATACTCTGGTGTGTACTGCTGTCTAACTGTCATCTTATCCTCCTGTTGAATAGAAACCCGTGCCATTAAACTTTACTGCTGGTGCTGACCATACTCTAGTCATCACAGTTTGGCAACAAATAGGTTCAGTGCTGTCACCAAAACTTCTATCAATCTCTTGCTGTCCACCACATTTGTCACACTTGTAATCATACTTCGGCATCTTCTACCTTTTCAAATGCTTCTAGAAAGTCATCAACGGAAAGTCTTGCACGCGGTCTATCGGTGTCAAAGTTATCATCGCCTAGAAATATAGCAACTGTGTACTCATAGTCTCTCCCATTAGTGGAGAACGAATCAAATACATTATAGGTTGTGCCTGTAATCTTGCTACGCCACTTCATTATATCTCCCCATCTATTGGTGTAGGTGCGGTGCTCTCTGCCCCACACTCCTTGCATTTCTGTCGCAGGTCATACCAACCTACCTCTCTTGTCTCGCTGTCCCACATTACAGTAATCTCAAACATCAAACAACCACAGATGCACGCCATAGTGGGATTCTCTAGGTTGTATAGGTCGAACATCAGTACCAGTTCTTGCGGGAATGGTGGTTGAGGGCACGGCAAGGGGTGTCATAGCGGTGCTTGATATATTTATATGCGTTGAGTATCTGTATCGCTGGGTCTTTGCTTGTCTCCTTGAGTACCTGTCCGATACCAAAGGCTGTTGACCTAGGGTTGTCCGCTAGATGGTCGAACCTTGACTCCTTCATAAACAGTGAGTAGGCACACTTGCGCTGGTGTCTATCCCAGTTCCACCCTGCCTTGGCATAGCGCATAGCGGTCACCTTGTTGTGGTACTTCTGCTTAGGTGTAGCCTTGGTCTGCACTACCTGCTTAGGTAAATGCTTACCAATGTTAACCTTTACCTCCACGTTGTGGGTCAGGGGAAATGTCCAAGCAAAGATGAACATCAAGATAAGAACTATCATTCTCTTTTTCATCTGAGAATTCTACCAAGGTTTCTCTTAACATTCCTTGCGTGTCTCTCCTCCTTCAGTACCATATTGTGAGACGCAGGGTAGCCTGCCATTAATGCACGCTCAGATGTAAGCCTGCCTCCCCATATAGACCCGTGCCCATCGATACTCCATAGTAGATTCTCTGGTTCAATCCCTTGCTGCAAACATTCCCATTTAACAGGGCAGTCATTACAGATACGGATAGCCATTACGCTACGCGTTACCTGCTCATCTTTAATCTCGGGCTTGATTGAATTGTCATAATGCCATAGGTCAGGGTCTTCGTGCCCATTGCATAGCCCTTCTTCGTGCCAACTCCTATCTTTTAACACGCTATCCCCCTTGCCTTGAGCATAGGTCTGCGGTCACGTTCATTCGTGCCACCCCATATGCCATACCTTTCGCCTTGGTCTAGTGCATACTCAAGGCACTGCTTCTTCACATCACAGAGAGAACATATCTTGCGTGCCATATCTGCTGAGGCTGAGTCACCCCGTTCGGGGTAAAAGATTTCCGTATCTACCTGTGCACATAGTGCTGATGTCATCCATTCAGGTGGTAAGTATGCTGGGTCAATCATCCGATAACTCCTGTCAAATATAGAACTGCAACTGCTAGTAGGTAGGGAATGATGAGCGTGCCACCGCCACCGAAGAATAATATTATGTAAAGTAATGAGGCGTGCTTAACTAATTTCATACCGCCTTGAGGTGGGTAACCTTGAGTACCGACTCCGCTTCTGCGTGGTGTATATCCTCAAGGTGTACATCGGTGTGTGCTTGGTGTTGATAAAGCCACTCATCCTGCTGTGGATAATCCCATAGATGGAACTCTTTAGGTGGTTGCACCTCATCAGGTAGCCACACATTCATAATGCGTACACCTTCTACCTTATACGATACTCGATACTGATTCATTAGTACCACCCATCCGAAGAGTGATACTCGTTGCACTTCCAGCAAGTCCACTCTGCAAACCAAGTCGTTACCCCGTGAGAGTATTCTTCCTCGGTATCGACGCCCTCTGTAATGGCACCGCAGTCACCGCACTCCATATCCTGTGTTCCGTTGGTGCTATTGGATAGGGCAATCGTGTCACCCTGTAACCACATTGGCTCACTCATTTTCGTCCTCCTCTGTCAAGAAACCTAGGTCTTTCAATGCTTGCACTGCCTGCTCTAGTGTGCTAATGGCTGTGTCAATCTCTTCCTTCGTGCTCACTTTATTCTCCTCCGTCTATTGGTTGTCCACTTAGGGCAATTCCTAAGATACATAATACGATAATGGGTAGTGATGCCAATGTCAATACAATCATCTCAAGCACCCGCAGGTCTTAACATCTACGAGATGGTCACCGCAGAGAATCATAATGAATCTCCTAAGCACTCGGTCATACTGCCTATGCATATCCCGTGCTCAGTCCACCAAAACCCTGTGACCATCCACCAAATCAGGGCGCAGATACCTGCAAGGATAAGCAGGGCACGCACTCGCTTGCCTCTCTTGTTGAGTCTCATTCCATATCCTCCTTCGGGTATAGGTATCCTCCCATAGTATCCACAAGATTCGTGTGGATAACTACCGTTCCGTACATATCCACGCTCACGCCTGCTCGTGGCATATTTTCTGCGACCCATTCTTTAAGGTCTTGAATCGTGTCTACCTCTTGAAGATTCATACTCGTGCCTCCTCTAGTTGTGCTGCTATCTCGCGCATACCATCAATCTTGCCTTGATAGTAGGCATATCGTGTGCCACCCGTTACCCCTAGGTTTATCATTTGCTCGTTGATATCGTCAATCATCTGCTCGATTAGGTCTATCATTATGCACCCACCAAACTCTCGGCAATTGCTCGGCGTACATAGTTCTGATGCTTGCTAGTGGTAACGCTGAACTTCTGCTCGACTACATACCACCCGTTGCCCTCTGTGTACCACGCAATCGGGGTGCTGTATGAGTAGACCCAATAGGTCACAGAGTTAAGGTCTCGGTTATACTTCTCTACCTCTTCGGGGTCTAGTCTGCCACTGTCTAGCCCGTAGACTCTGCCCTCTAGGGCACTGGCTCGGAATTCCTGTCGCGTTGCGATGTAGTGAATTGCGTCTCGTTGGTTCATCTGTTTCATTAGTTCTCCTCCTGTGGTAGTGTGATATAGATAAGTGTGCCGTCTAGTAGTGTTGCGATTCCTTTATCGCCAAGCACGCGCAAGACTTTCGATAGTGCCTCCCTGCGTCGCTCGTTGAGCGCGGTCTCCTGTGCCTCTGTGCGTCGTGCTAGTTCTAGTCGTGCGTGGTAATCGAAAAGATATCGCCCGTCATATTGGCGGTCTAATGTATAGCCCTCCGTGTGGTAGTTATACATTCTGCCCTTGCGCTTTTCGGATTTCATAATGCCTGTGTTCTTGATAATCTTGCCTAGTTGTTGTGCTTTCATTTCTAGATTTCTCCTGTCTAGTTGGTTGGTTTAAGTGTTGCTCAATGTGCTATCGCGTGTCAATAGTTTATGGTGTGAGATACCTCACATCGCTGTGATTAGTATCGCCTCGCTATCTATCTTCTCGCAATAGGCTCGCGCCTCCTGCGCTGTCTTGAATATCCCTGCGCTGTGCATAACTATCTGCGTGCCGTAGCCACGGTAACCCGTAAGCCATCCCGCGCCGCCTGCGCCGATAGTGGTGACGAAATAGTATTCGTGCGCCTTGCTTGTGCCTCTGCGAGAGGCTTGAAACTGTCCGCTTGCTTTATTCCATTTCATAGTGACACTCTCCGCCCGTCGGTCATCATTTCGGATACGTCACCCATAGCGCGGAGGCGTTTATACTCTGCGGGTTGCACGTGGATAGTCATAGTTTCGCCGTCATCTATGCCCGCAATTGCGCCCGTGCCTAGATATCCCTCCTCAATCCATCGCAATGGTTGCCCTGCTGCCGTTACCGATAACCACCCTCTGCGCGGGTTGCCGTTAGTGTCATTAGTTGTTGCAATTCGTACTAGCATTCTATTCCTCCTGTAGTTGGTTGGTTAAATAAATTCGGATGGGTCTCGGTCTTCGAATAGGTCTATGAATTCGTCGAATGTCATTTCGTCGAAATCTGCAGACACTACCGCGTCGCTTATTCTTTCGGTCTGTTCTTCCTTGAGTGCCATTTTTATTCCTCCTGTTGTTGTTGTTGGTCTTACTCTGTCACCCCCTGCCCGTGTTGGCAAGGGGTTAGCCCTATGATTTACATCACTTAATAGATGATTGAGTCCGCCCAATATCCTGCACGGCTTGCCATTAGTTCGCCCGTCGTGTCGTAAGATTGGGAGGCGTCCCCGTCTACGCCTTGCGTGTATAGGGTACTTTTCTTGTTGTGCCCTAATCGAATAGTGGACCCGTCTCCATAGGTAGCGACTAGAACCGCCGCCCCGATTACCTCTTTACAAGAGGCAACATATTCTCCCTCTGGTGAATAGACCTTTAGAATTGGTGAGCCTGCCATTTTCTTTCCCCTGTCTGTGTGGTTTAACTTACAACACGAACATTACAGGCGGACCCGCCACGTGTCAACCCCGAAACGTGTGAGATACATCACATCTACCCCCTTAGGCTCAAGAATGCTATCAATTCGGACATAACGGGACAACCAGAACATTACCCGATTGTCAATAGATTAGGACTATGAGTTACATCACACGAACATTTGTTCGACACCTTCCCCGCTATCTATAGTTATCCACAGGGGGCAAGGTTATCCACAGGGGAGATAGTTCGACTCTGTAAAAATCTGCAAAACATTATCAACTTTCATATTTAATTTATTATGTAAAGTAATAAGACCCGCGATAGGGTCTCAATATATGGACAGAATAGAGAGACAGGTCAGTGTC